TGAGAGTCCAAGTAGACCAAAATGAACTGGGTTAAAACCCCACTCGTGCCCCACCCTATCACAGGGTTTGCTCTTGTGATCTGGGCCTTCACCAGGCCTGGGTTACACCCCATCCTCAAAGGTCTTCGCGACGTTGCAGTTCCTGCCCGTTGCGTGGATCCCAGTCCGGTCCGACGCCGGATTTCTAAACCCTCCACTCCGGAAGTGGAGATAGCCGTCCTTAACCCACGTTTGTATCAAAGTGAATGGAGAATTTTGCTGGGCGTAATTCTTCTCCTCACCGCGTGCATCCTAACATCAGACTCTCATCCCTACCTTTATCCCTTTGCAGTTCAATGTGTAGTCTTCTACGACTATTACCAGCGACTGGTCAAACGATCAGCTCGTCGAGCTGCTTTGGAGCATAAGTATCCTTTCCTCAAATCTCGTTCATCTGATCCAGCGAACAAATTCCTTCCTAGCTTCCCACCGCCTCTCACCCCCGGGTTCTGCTGGGTAGGAGCCTTCATACCTGGTATTGACATCAATAACCCTCCAGCGGCCCTGCGGTCAAAGCTACTCCAGTGGTTCGGCCCAGCTAGCCCATGGAATTACCTCTTTAACGGCTGGATAACTACACAGGAACTTCTTATCTACATGGACGAGTTTAACCGCGATCATATCTCTATAGCCCAGATACAACCCGGTTACTTCCACATCCATTCTGGTCCAGGTGGTGTTCCGGTAACACGTGCATACGTTTCTACGCTACCACCGTCCTGGTTTGGGCTCACACCGGACTTCTTCTCAGACTCAGCGCTGCGCACGGCAGCTTTGGGTATGCATATCGGCGACTATGCACGCGAGCTGGCTACTGCGCGTCATTGCGCACCATACGCCGTGTCTGAGAAGCAGATGCATCACCTTATCACTGCTGGCATTCAGCCTCCACCACCTGGCGCTCTGCGACACAAGCACCCGATTCATTACGCCTTACGGAACCAGAATCGTCAGAAAGCCTCTATGCTTCTTGCTGGCCAGCAATGGTACGGCTTGTGGGTGTCCGACTCTTCCCGCGACTACCTCAAGCACACGCCAGGTGTACCTGACCCCGTGGACCGGTTCAACCCACGCTGGGAGGCAAAAGACATAACGCGTTACAAAGGATCGACGGCTCCCGCATCGTCCGCCCCTTCTAGCGTGGCCCCCGTATGGTTTGCCGATGATGCCCTCCACCACTTGTCACCCAGCACCGTGGGCTCGTGGTTTGACTTACATCCTACGCTCCGGTGCGTGGTGGCTACCATCGTCGTACCACCAGAAACGGTTTTCGGTTTCCCAGCCCTCACGCCAGATCTATACAATTTCGAACGTCGGGGTGACAATCTTATCTACATTCCCGAAAACGACGACGGTGGCCACTACGTGCAGCCATATGACGCTCACAAATGGCTTACGGCTAGTCGGCTAATAACACCAGACTCGGAGTGTTTGCACGTGGGAATGATCCACCAACAGTACTCTCACGCACTCATCGTCATTTCGCGCCCCGAGTTAATAGTGGAAAAGTATCGCGTCATGGACATGCCTAAGCTCACGGAGATCGCGTGGTACGCCCACCCTACGTCGAAGCGTTTCGAACGCCTTACGACAACGTCCTTACTGCACTCCCTTGTATCGTACGCAGCACGAGTTTCCGCCACTAACCAACGTGATCTGTACTCCAAGGTCGCCGCTCACGCGTCCAGCACCTACGGCCAGACCAATCAGACTCAAATTAGGGCAGCGGTCCTTCACGCCACAGCGTCTCGGATGATCGATTTCCGCATTTCGCCCAGCCGTTGGGACACCTTCTGTCTTCGTATCTCCTACTACATCTCGCTTCCGCTTTACACGTGGAGTTGGCTTATGCACTCCGTCAACTCCCGGTTTTTCGGAGCGCGATATGATGTGCCCAACATCTGGGATGTGGAAACTCGTCACCTGGTATCTCATCCGTCCGACAGCACCCTCCCTGGCCTCCTTGCTCCCGTGTGTAACGCTCGTGACGTCCCGTTTTGGTATGTTCCTCCCAGCGCTACAACCGCTGCACGCCTGGCTGTGTTCAACTCCACTGCGGTCCTCTGGGTGCTGGTCAAACTAATTTTCCTTCTGGCCTACAAGACGTTCCACATTTGGTTCCCACGCGTCCCTTGGTTCGCTAACCACGTGACTTACATTTTGAATCTTAGCTGGCATGAGACTCCAGTCGGCCTCTGCTTCCTACTGATCGGTGTTTGGCTTGGTTTACGTGGCCCACGCTTGCGATTCTACCCTTTTCACCTTCCAGTTTGGGCATTTTTACGGCGCGCTTACGCGTGCTTGTTTTTCTTGCCGTGTGCTGGATTAAGGGTTCCCGCCGGTGCTAGCACGTTCTACCAGCTAGTGTTCATGTTCGCCTTTCTCTTCCATGAATGGCCTCGTATGTGGCCGCCCTATTATTTCCATGAGAAGATCGCAACTAGAGCCAACGTCTTGATTCATTTCCGCGCAACCTTCTGGACAGCAGTAGGTGTACTTGTAATCACAGCTGCCATCGTAGCGTGGGCCAACCCTCGTCGTGACCTTCCGCACCATTGCTATGTGCATGACGACCCCGAGCCGGCGTCGCCCACGTATCGAGACTCCGACCCGTCATCTCGTTCCTCAAGCCCTCCACCTCCACCTCCACCTCCGCCTGTTAAGACGCCTTCTCCGCCTCCGCCTCCCCCGCCACGACCCAACGTAACTCCGCCACCGCGGATACCTACGCCACTCCGTCCAGGTCGTCGCTACATACCAGCACCAGCCGTGAACATCCCACTTCAAGTCTTGCCTCGGCCCCCGGCGCCAGTGCAACCATTGCGTCCTCCTACACCCGTCCAACCGCGAGATCCTCTGCAACGCTTCAAACATCTGCCCTCTGGCTTCGACCTTAATACTTTCCGTCGCCTACTTTCTGATCAACCGCCAATGGTTCCCCAACAAGGTTTCGATTGTGTCTGGAACTGCCTAGGAACGGCGCTAGGTATGTTGCCCGCCACTCTCTTCTGCAATTGGCTTGCATTCCAGACTGCGCAATACCGCATCAATTTTGGTAACGGCGCTGTACCACGGTCTGACCTCAATTTGGTGTTCGCGCACTTCGGACTCGGTGTCACCATGCGCGAAGCAGTGTACAACGCAGACAACTGCCCTCGTGGAGCCGCTCAACCACCCCGCCCCCCCATCTACAGTGCTCGTCAAATGCCCATCCTTGAGCAGCCGCCTGTACCAGGTTGGCCCGTGGCCCAGTTTTTCCTCACATCTACACCGAACGGCCTGTATCATCTTACTGACCATGCGAACTGTGCAGCGAACGCCCCGACAGTGGCCGCTCCGGCACACGCCATGGTAGGTTACATCTCCCGTCAGGTGCCTCGAGTGGAAATCGCAGATGTACTGAATGTGCCAATCAAAACCTGGAACCAAGCGTACGCCCGACTAGAAGGCTCCCTGTTGAATGCCGCAGCCGCGCTTCACGCCGGTTTCAACAACATTCAACAGTACAGGGCCGCCTACCAGCCTCTGCCTGCACGTCCCGTCGTCCCTCACTCCTTCGCGTACAATCTCACGCTGCCTGATGTCACACTCGCGCGCCATTTGAGCCAGGATCTCAAAAACAACCCCGAGGCCATGGACCTCCGTGGCATGGGTGCCGATCAGATCGCCCGCGGACTAGACGTGCTTTGTAAATTGGCTGAGACTCACTTGCGTGCCGGCACCTACAATCGGCCGGCAGTCAACTTCCACATCCTCGCGGGAGTAGGCGGCTCTGGAAAGTCAACTGCGCTGGCTCGATTCCTTCCGACTATTGCACCCGCTGGGGGATATTCATGCTCGAACTTGCGCTTTCACACCTGGTTCAACAAGTTGCGAGCTCCGCTGGAAGCTGCGCTCGGTCCCATCTTCCCTGGCCTCCAGTCCTTCAACTTCTCCACTGGGTGCATGTGCCTTGCTCAACCTCTTACAGGCACTCTTGTGCTCGACGACGCGACCATGTTGTGGCCTGGATTTATCCCTCTGTTGGTTGCTTCCAATCCTGGTATCACCGATCTTGTAATCACGTGTGACACAACCCAGGGGAGATTGGCATTTCCAGCAAGCGACTCTGTGTGCCGTGACGACGTTAGCACCTCTGAATGGCTGCGCAACCTATCACCTGACTACGCGACCATCGTCCGCCGCTATTCACAAGACATCTGCGATCTTTGGGGTCTACCCTACATCGCTCCTGAGCCTGGCCAGCCTGTTCGTCAAGGTCGCGTCTTTATGACATCTCAGGCCCCGCACAATGTCCCCTTGCTTGTCGTATCTCCCCGCTTTGCGGAAACCCAGAACTCAGGCGGTCAGCGATGCTTAACATTCGCTGCGTGCCAAGGCCTAACCATTGAGGGTGACTGTGCCATCGATCTAGGAGGCCTTACATCAACCGCCACAGATGAAAACGTCTGGACTGCTCTGACACGACCCACTGGCAACATATTCCTTGTCATGGGCGCTACCATGGGCTCATCCCCACGTCTCGTCGAATCGCTCTATGGTAAAAGCCAGATTCTTTCCGCCATCCTCGCCGTCGCGTCTCGGAACCAGTGTGCCGAGATAACAGCTGCGAGTGATCCTGATCACCTGATTGCTCGCGCCGTACACAACCATCTCGCCCGCAATCTGTCCACGGCTGCGTGTGCTCAGCTTGGTTTGCCAGTGGCCACTCCTATCGTCGGTGCTCTGCCCGAACGCTTTCGCAGCGTTTGGTTAAACACTCCGCGCGGCGCTGGTGGAGACTTCTACACAGCTCGTACCACTCGCGGAACCATGACAAAGCCTACGACAAACACTCCAGCGTTTTCCGGTCACAAGGGCCCGCTGGTGCACTCTCATCACGAGTCCATACGGGAGATGCTCCGACTATACGTACCTGTCACCAACGACATGAATCTCCGCCCAGACGGCACAGGTTACAAGCTTCCCGCACTGCCGGACGTGCAGGGCGAGTTTGACCCAATCTTCAACCACGACCTGCCTGTTGACCCCGACTGCCGAGAAAAGGTAGCTCCTGGCACCGAGCTCATGACTACCCAGCATGTAGAAGATGGCCCGAACGCCGTGCTACGCCACCACGCCAGCGACAAGGCCACGCAGATACTCTCCGAGCGTAAGCGCATCGTTCTCGGCAAGGATTCCCCTGATCTCACCAGTCTAGACAAAGCCCGTCTCAAGCAGCTTAAACGGGGGTTTGCAAAGTTCTTCGACGTGGATGCCTGGAACAGTTCACCGTTCGATGAGGCCCAGTTCGAACAATGCTCCCGCGACTTCCTTAGTCCATGGGTATCCAAACGCACCCTTGCGGGCATCGCCAATTCTGTCCGTAAGGACAACTTGGATCAGGCTCCTAACTACACGGAATTGTTCCTTAAAACCCAGTACGTCAAGAAAGAGGAGAAGCGTTTTGCCGCCGCGACAGCCGGCCAGATCGTATCCGAATTTCCCTTGACTAAGCAGTTCCGTGACGCTCCTTTCGCCCTCTTCGTCGAACGACTTGCCATGAGGTACGCGTTCCCCAGCACCTACCTCCATTGTCGCGCATCACCGGACGATATGTCTAAGTGGTACCGCCGTCACTGGGCGAAGGGCCCCATCACGACCAATGACTACACTAGCTGGGACCAAGGGTGCGACAAAGTCTTCGCAAACTTCGCTTCCTGGGTCATGCAACTCTGTCGTGTGCCTGAGGAGTACATACAGACGTACCTCTACGAGCGTCTCAATACTTCTAGCTATTTGGGTCCCCACCGCACAAAGCAAGAATCCGGGGACCGCTGGACGTGGCTCATTAACACCCTTGGCAACGCCGCCATCACCGGTGCATCACTTAACTGCCCGAAGCGAACCACCGCGGCCTTCTCGGGAGATGATGGTGCGGTGCTCGGTTCCTGGCGATACCAGCCCGGCTTCCAGGCCAAGCAGTGGAAGATGGTGCCAAAGCGTCTGATCGAGTATGAATCTGTGTTCTGCGGCTACCACATCGGTGGCGAAGATATCTACATCGATCCCATCGTGGTAATGCATCGAGCTCAGAATGGTCTCGCTTTGGGCCGCAACGACCCGGAGTACTGGAACTCTATCAGCGACGCCCTTCGCGAGTTGGGCCCTCGCGTCTCCGACCACGACCAACATGTGCGCGCCACTCAACACTATCTCGACTTTGCTCGCCGCACTTTCAACATCTAGACCCTTCATCCAGGGCAGCACCAACTGCCCGACCTTGGCAAGTCTCTAAACTACCGTCCTCTCGCTTTGTAAGTCTAGTCCGGCAGTGATGCCGTAGGTACACTGGGGTGGTTCCCATCGTGTGTGCGTGGCGGGGAGTCGAGCTTACCGACGCATACCCCCCGTCAGTGACGGAAGATCATAACGGGTCAGAAAATGCGGATAAGACGTCCCTCCTTCAGCAAGAGGATCTCGTCCCGTAGCAAACCCCGAATGAGGAGCGTGGGTTATCGCCACAAAGGTCATAGCTGGGCATGACCAAACCGGACGTTATTCCGGCACTGCAACGACTGAACGCCGTCCGGTCTCATACTTTCTCTAAATCTCTGAGGCTGAAAGATACAGTCTCGCGACACCAGCGGCACGCTCCAACACTTCTACAATCCAACCAACCAAACAATCCAACAACCCAACCAACCAATCAAAATGGCTCCCTGCAACTGCTCCTCCTGCAAGTGCGCTGGTGACTGCTCCAGCTGCGGATGCGGATCCTGCTCCCACTAAGCGTCAAGCTACCCTGAGCCTCGGAACTCTTCCAACAACACTTCCATCGAGCGATTCGGAGATGGAACAATGAACACTGTTGGAAATCGGGGTGAACTGCCAATACCAAGGGTCACGACTGCTGGGCAATATTAGATGAGATATGATCATGGAATAAGGACACTCACTTGAAAGCCATGTCTCTCTCCGTGCTGTGAACATGTTAATGGATCTGCTTGATTTCTTGACTTACCTACTGCAGATGAAGCATCGATATTGACGCACCACAACAACACACGAGAGGCAGGCTATGCGATAAAAGGGGAACACTCCAGCAATCTGTCGACTATGACCTTCTCTATCATGCTTTTGGCTAGCACATGTATCGCTTTAATCAGTATTTAGTACATCACTTGACAAGAG